AGAGGAAGCGCGCGAGCGTTCAGGGAAAAAACCGTCGCTTCAATTCGTTGGGCGGCGTTTTTTTCTATGGCCCTTTTTTTGAGGGCCTGTTTCAGCTGGGCCCCATGGCGCCGGTTGCAGGACCGATGCTCGGGACGTACCTCGGGGCCACCCCCCAGGGCAACGGCATGGACGTGGCCGGCTTCCCATGGATCGTTGTGCCGTGGGCCCTTGCCGCACCGAGCGCACACCGCTGGGATACGCCCCGCTTGTATCCCCTCCACCATTTGCCGGCGCCGGCGTTGGTGCTCGGCACCCCATGCTGCTCGGTTGGGGCTCGGTGGTCGTCGCCCGTGGTCCGTGCATCCCACCATTCCGCACGACGGGCATACGCGCCGACTCATGCGGCGATAATAGCCCCTATCCCTTGTCCTCCTGGGGGGTGAGGGCTTGGAGAAACGCCCAGGTATCCGCCGTCACGGCGTCATCGAAACCGAGCAGCGCCACCCACTGCCGCAACAAGGCAAGCGCCGCGTCCCGTTCCGCCTTCACCTGTTCTAGTTCGGCTTCCATCTCGTCCGTGATGACTGGCAGTTCCCGAATCGCCGTTTGTGCCGCAGCCAGCGCACGCAGCGCCTCGTCCCGTTCTGCCTTCATCCGGTCTAGTTCGGTGCGAAGGTCGGCAACCGTTGTGTCTCGTTCGTCCATCATCGCCTGGATGGTCGCCTCAAAAGGCCCCCTAATCACATCCTCAGGAGGGGTGGGGGACGGGGCGGCACTCTCGTCAGCCTCGCGGGCCTTGGTGCCCTTTTCCCCGTCCCCCACGTTCCTCTGCCCGGTCCTGCGCCGGGGGATAGGTCGTCGGTCCTCACGATTCGCCCGGGGATTGCATCCCCCTAGGCCGTTCCTCGCCATCCGGCAGGGGCGCATAGTCGAGATGCCCTATGTATGCCTCGGTATCCCTGCATGCCTCGCACGTCACTTCGTCGGTGACCTTGGTGGTGTCGACGTTTTCCTTGCCGCAGACCGCCCGCCCAAACGGGGCCAATTCGAAATGCACCTTTGCCATGACCTCCCCTTTCACAATGCCGCAGCGTATGCGTCCAAACTTGCGCCTTTCAGGGTCCATTCACAAGCAAACGCCGGCATGCCGTGTTGGAAGTAGCACGCCGCAACGAAACTCGGGTCGGCCTTGATAACCGCGACGGCGTCATTGATCCATGCGACGCGCTCCGATTCGTTGCCGTCCTTGCGCTGCGGGGTACCGAACTCACCTATCGCAACGGGCTTGTTGCCGTGGGCCTTTGCGAAATCGCGCGTTCCCTTGAACACCGTGGCAAAGCCCCGATGTGCGCCGGATGCATAGCCCGTACCCCCCGTTTTGCACCCGCACCAATCGTAACCATCGGCCCCGACGACATCCACCAACCCGTCGCCGGGGTAATAGGCGTTCGCGTGATCGCTTGCGCTTCCGGTAAAGCTCGCCGCCATCATCACCCACACCGTTCGGACGTTCGCCACGCCCTGTTTTTTGAGTTCGGCCGTGAGCGTCACCCAATGGGCTTTGTACGCGGTCGGGGTGTAATCGGGCCCCCCTGGGCCCTCGGGCTCATGGTGAAACCCGAGCAGCAAGGGGGCCGCATACGCCTTTGCCTCGCTCGCCCGTTGCGCGTGATCGCTGGGGCCCTTGTACGTGACGAAATGCAACACCCCTGGGGCCGGCTTTGGGAAGGGGTCGCCCGGGTTGAGATACACCCGCAAAACCCGAGCCTTGCCGGTCGGGTCGGGGCCGGCGAAGCCCAATACGCTTCGAGCTTCCGGTGGGTGATCGTTCGCCGCCTTGCATTCAGCCAACTCGGTTTGCAAATCGGCAATTTCGGCCGCCGCCACATCGAGCAGCTGTTCGGCCGCCACGATTGCAGCCCGTGCATCATCGGCCCACGTCATACGACCTCCAATTCCTCAATGACCGCGAAGGGGTCCATTGGTGGATCGCTCAACGCGGTTCGTCGGAGCGCGTCCCACGCGACCCCTTGATCCCTGCAAAACTCTTCCCATTCCAATGGGTGGTTCGTGAAATACAGATGATGAGCCGCACACCCTGCGAGCGCGTTGCCGGCGTTCCAACGTATCGCCCGATACCGACGCGACAAGATGTGACAACATTGAAGCGCGCCATTACACCGGGTAGGACCTGCATTGATTTGGCACACCCCGACCGCCCGCACCCGTTCCGAAAACAGCCTATCGGCGCGTTTGGTCGCTTGGGACCTGTTCACAATGACCACGGCCCCCACCCGCCGCGCTTTACCATTTTCGCGGCAACCAAGGCGTTGGCCCGTCCGTTGAACGCGGGGACGGCCGGCCACGTGTTCGGGAATTGGCTCCGATACAAAAACTCGGTTACCCGACCCTGCCAATACGCCAAGTGCATTTGGAACAGCCCCGCGCATATGCCGTTGTATGCGCGTTCGTTGAGCCCGCTTTCGCGTTGGGCCACATAGAGCGCCGTGGGAATCTCGCCCGGGATACCGACGGTCTTAAACGCGCAACGGATCAGTAGTTCCGGGGTATCGCGTAAGCCGCGGCATGGGCCCTTGGGGTATTTCAACAGCGTTCCGGTGTATCCCTGCGCCGCGCTCATCGTTGTTGCTCCTAGGATTATCGCCAAGCTCATTGCCAGCATCATCCGCTTCATGGATCGCACCTCCGGTCGGTGTCGCCCGCGTCTTGATAGCGGGTCGCCGTCACGGTTTGGTCTGAGGTCGACCACCCCCCGTTGGGAATCGTTCGGGATGCAACATGAGCGGAGGCCAATTCGTCGCCCCGCACGCCGCGCAGTGAAACCCCTCGCGCACGTCCCACGGTCGCTCGATGCGGCCCTTGCCGCACCAACGGCAGTAGACCCCGAGCATGATGGGGGCGGTCATGCCGACCCCGGAAACGGTACGGGCCGGGGGGTTTGCACCCACCCGACCCTAGGTGTACCGTGCGGCTTGTCAACGGCTGCGGGGCCTACCGTACACCAAGAGCCCCGGCGGGGGAGCACTCCCGTCAAACCCCCGTCAGATGGGGTTACTGACACCACGCGCACTAGGGGAACGATCATTCCGTTCATGGGTTCCCGGGGGGAGTCTGCCCTATGAGCGCCGCCACCGTGGCGAGGTAGGCGTAGACGTTTTCGACGGGCTCGGCCGGCGGGAACCCCCGCAGCTGGCGCATGGCGTCCGACACGTTCAGCCGACCGTGGGCCTTATTCAACTTCACAATCGCGGCGGGGGTCAAAGACTCGCCCAACCGCTCCGCGAGGTAAAGCTGGTCGGGGGTTGGTTGGTTCGGGTTCCGGTCCATGAACGCGCCGTTAGGCGCGCCGTTGGCTTGGCCGTTCATATCAACCCCCCTTGGTACAAATCGGCAAGCGGCCGAAGATCGCGGCCAGGAACCGCCCAACACTCGTGCGGAACCCGACCGTGCAGGGTGTGCCCCAGCCGGCCCGTCCAATATCGGTCCACCATGGCGTCGCGGCCGGTGATCCACCCGACCAGCTGAAACGTCCGTTCGCCAAGCTCGACGCCAAAAAGCCAGGTGTCGTCGGCGTGGTAGGCATCCTCGGGCGCAACCATAAGATGAGCGCCCGGACGCGGACCCGAGCGCACTTGGACGCCGCCCACGTCGTAGCGCCCAAGCACACCGGGCCGGGGGTCGGGCCAACCGAAGGCGCGCGCGGCGACGAATTCCACCGCGAACCCGCGCCGGCGTTGGGCGAAGGTTTGACCGCCGAACCGGTCGCGGAGCGCGCCGGCATTGACCCCGTCCTGAGATGCCCGCGCGCATGCTTCGATTTGCTCCCACTCCCCAGGGGAAAATTCGACCCTCATTGGCGTTCCCTCACCCGTCGGGCGAATTCCATGGCCCGTTGGTGATCGATCCGCGCTTGGCGCAGCGTGACGAACGTCCACAACGGCGCCCCGAGGATGAGCCCGACCACGATCCCGAACAGAAAAACCGTCATGCTCCCTCCCCCGTGATCGCCGCGACGACCTCAGCGACCGTGGCGCCGGCTTGCGCGGTCTGTTTCGTGTACGCGGTCCCGTTGACCTTGTTGAGCCGGTTCACGGCCCTCACGAGCGATCCCCCGGACACCGCGACGAGCCGTTCCCATTGGTCCGAGCTTGCCTGACCGGATTCGTCGAGAATGGTGGGACTCCCGGCGGGTTGGGTCACACCTTCCCCTTGTGTGTTTTCCCCCGCCGGGGGTCCCGTTCCACCCGCCGGGGCGGGTGGAGTTCCCCAATCCTTGGTCTTCGCCGCGTCGTCGTCCTCGTCCGCCGCGATATTGAACGCCGCCGCGAGCGCATAGCGCCGCGCGTAGGTCAGCGCCGACCCGCGTTGCTGAGCGTCCATCGGGGCGGGAATGATGAGCGGCCCAAGCTCCATGAATTGACCCGAAAAGTGAAAAATGGTGGTCACGAGTGCCACATGGGTCAGACCGCCGGCGTCGCGGTCCTCGTGTTGGACAACGAACAGCTGAGCGGCTTCGAGAAACGGTTGGAGATATTCGATCAGCGCCGGAAGGGATAGGTAGGTGTACGCGTAGTTCGCCCCCGATTTCGTTTGGACCTTCGCTTTTGAATCGGTCCTCGGAAGTCCCTTCCGCCCGATGTCGCGGTTCACGGCGAACATGGACGCGGCGACTTGGTCGATTTTGTCCGACGTCCTCATGATCGCCCCAGGAACTCGTAGGGGCGTTGTATCCAATCGCGACCGTGAACCACCCGCAGCCGGCGCCGCCCGGCGGGGTGAGCCCGCCGGGCTTCAAGCTCGGCGTTGTCGCGCTTGACCCGTTCGAAGTACGCCGACCGGTCGCGCATATCGTCCTTGCGCTGGCAATTCGCGCACAACCCGCGGCCGTAGGTGATGACGCCCGACGCCCCGCAGTCGGCGCAGGTCACGATGGGCCGTCCCGGTAGAAATCCCATTCCTGAGCTTGTTCACGATCCTTGTGGGCGTCCCACGCTTCGTCGGCAAGCTCAAGGTCGAGATGCAGCATGCAAAGCGCGCGCCGCCCGGGCCGTCGGGTGATCGCCGGTGCAAAACAGATTTCGCAATATTCGTCCACGATTAGGCGGGGGGGCCGGGGGCGGTCTGGGGCACCCGACCCCCCCACGGGCGAAGCGTCCCGAGGAAGGGGTTCGGTCACGCCCCGCCGTCCATCGGATGCGGGCTCTGTAAGCCCCTCTAAGCGACGTTCAGGGCCCGGGGGGGTAGGAGTGCCCCCGCCCCCCGAGCCCTTCGCCACGGCCCGGACACTGATCGAAGGTGATCCCGGGGCGCTAGGCCACCGTTGGCCGTGGCAATTCATACGGTCACCGCCGCGAAATCAACCCAACCCGGGAAAAATGCGACCGCGCACATGACGCAATGCCGCGAGCCCGATTGAAACGCCGGCGCCGACCACAGACACTCTAGGTAGGGTTCGCCCTTGTCAATCTCGCCGCACCCCGGCGCCCATTGGGTGAGATTGCCGGCACCGTTGCCCGCGCAACCCCACCCCTTGCGCGCGGTGCGAATGACAAGCCCGCCGTCGGCGCGACCCTTGTCGGTAAGTCGGAGCATGTCCCTTCACCTTTCGATCAGTGGAGGGCCATCGTACACCCGGGGTCTGACGCGTCAACCCCCCTCGGGGGTCTTCGTCAACAGGGTTCGGACCGAACACTCGTTCACGAGATGCAACGCCCGAACAAGCGCGGCGGGGTCTTCAATCTCGATGATTTGGCCGCACTCGGGACACAGGACTTGGACCGGCGCCGGTTGGGGTTGCGGTTGGCTCATTTCAGCCTAGAGCCGGTCGGGGTGAGGAGGTTTTTGACCGCCGCGACCCCCGCCGCGAGGAACGCAACGCCGGCCGCATATCCGAGCTGTTTCGCCCCCGTCCAGTCCTGCGGCATTTGGTTCTGAGCCGCGAGCACCACGAGCGCGGCACCGATCCCCGCTTGGACGAACGTCCAAACCGTCCGTTTTACGTCGTCCTTCGTGAAGGTCATGCTTCCCCCTTTTCGTCGATCTTCGCGGCGAGCGCAACTAGGTCGACCCGGATTTCGGCCCATTTCTCATCCCCCGCCGCCGCGTGTTCGGCTAATCCGACTTCCAATCGGTCAAGCCTCCGGACGCTTTCGCGGTGTAGGTCCTCCATGCGCCCGAGCGATTCGCCGGCGGTGTGACCGTTGCCCGTGTCCAACTCATGTTTCAACTCGCTGGTTTGCGTGTTCAGGAACCACTTTTGAAACAGCGTGTTGGCGGTCCCGATGAGCGCGGCGAGCACCACGGCGAACGCCGCAATAGACGCCACGGTGACGTTTTCGGAAAACCCCAACACCGTCATACCTCAATCCCAAATGAGTAGTGCCAGGGCTCATCCGAGCGGGCTTGGTGCCAATCGCGGAACCGAAGCGCCTTATTGATTTTCCGCAACCGCCACCGGCGGAACCCGGGCAAAAGCCCTTGGGTTTGGTCCACGTCGATACAAAGCGCGCGGGTGTGCCCGGTGGTGTCGGGGTCGGCGAAGCGCTGCGAATCGGAGTGGTAGAGCGCCGATTGCTCGGCGCAGGATCGCAACGAACCGGTTACAAGGATGCGCCGAACCCGTTTCCCCATCCACTTGGGGGTTATCGCAAGCTCCGCGGCCTTGAACGATCCCATTGCTGCGTGTTGGAGCGACACCGTGCGCTGAGGGGTTTGGGCGTACCGCTCGATTCGGTCGTAATCGTCTTTGCACGGGCCGCCGCAGCGAATCCGGCCCCAGGGCTCGACGTCGAAAACCTTGTCGGTCGGTGGCATCCCCGGGTATACCGGCGCACCCATCATGCACCCATCCGCAACATCGTGAAGCGCGTATTGGATTGATCCGACCCCGTCACGTCGCGCGCCTCGGAGGTCGAGATAAAAAACCCTTCGACGTAGTCCCCCGCCGATAGCTGTTGGTACGTGACCAGCTGAATCCCGCCGATGTTCGTATGGCCCGTGCCGCGTACCGTTTCCAACAACGTGCCGGTCGCGTTGTTCCCGGCCGCGTTGAGCCGAATGTTTATGCCCATGGCGTTATGGTTCGCCGCGTCGGCGTCGTGCTGGGCTTTGAACGAAATCATGTAGATGCCCCCGAGCCCCGCCGGCACGATGAGCCGCGAGTTGTTCGTGACGGTGTCGTGGTAGGCATCGGTATCGAATAGCTCGGTGTTGAATGTCACCACGTCGGTGTTCCCCGACGGCACGGTTTGGTTCGCGGATTTGTACACCGATACGCCGTGGGCCGTGTTCAAAAAATTGAGGTTGTCGCGTACGTGCGTGTTCAGCATGGCCGCGGTCACAACCTCGGAGGTTGTCCACGTCCTCGGGTTCGTCCACGCCATCTAACGCCCTCCTAGTAGCCCAGGTCCGTCGTCGAGCCGAGCACCCCGTACGTCGCATCCGCAAGTATCCACGGGATTGCATCCAACGCGGGGACCAAGTTTAGGGTCCCCCGGATTTGGGCCAGCTGCTCGACGGTCTGGTAACTCACGCCCTCGGTGATCGCCGTGATGGTGATGGCCGAACCCCCGCCGGGGGGCCGGCGGGTGACCGTGAGCCGACGCCCAATCTCGGAGGTAAACAGTTCGGTTGTCCGGGTGGGTTGGGTGCTTGAATTGATCGCGACCAGGGTTTCGGGGCGCAGCGCCGGCGCCTTGTATCGCAAGAGGTAACCGGATGCGCGGTCGTTGAGTTGGTTTTGGTCCCCCAGGATGCCCCCGTCGGTTTCAAGGATGCGGGGCCCGTAGGTCGTCGTGGCCCCCGCGTCCGACGCGACCGCATCCGTGAGCCCGGGGGCGGTCGCGCGAACCTCGGTGTACAAGTCGGCGTCGTCATAGGCAAAGGTGAGCCCGGAATATTTCAACTCCGCCGAAGAGTCGCCCCACGACGCCGCGGCGCTCACGTCATCCATGAGGTCGGCCGCAGAACGGAACCGCAACACCCCCGCACCGGTGGCGAACAGAATCCCGCCGTCGGTGTTTTCGGCCAGCATGAGCAACGTCCCGAGCGCCGTCCCCGTGGGTTCGTAGCGTTGGGTCATGTACGTGGAAGCCCCCAGCGACCGCAGCCCCGCCGGCCACCCAATCGCGTCAAGCACCGCGGCGATTGCGCTATCGACGGATTGCGGGACCAGCGTCCCGAGGTTGGCCGCGTAGTGGGTCGCGATTTGCGCCGCGGCGAGCGGGTAGGTGTACAACGCGACGTGGGCAATCCGGGTGCTGGCGGATTGCCCCACGGCGAGGATGCTCGCAAGCGCGCCCCCGGTACCGTCCGGGGTCGGGGTGGTGATCGATTCCAGATAGACCCCGTTCGTATACACGTCCACGTTCGTCATCGCGGTTCGGACCATCGCCACATGTACCCACGTGTTCGTCGCGATGGTGTTGGTCGTGAACACGTTCGCGCCCGTGGCGAGGTGGACATACAACTTATCCGCGGTCGCGCTCAACCCCACATGGGCGAACTCATTGGAGTTTGCGTCGGTCATACGAACCAGCTGTTGCGTCGGCGTCGCGGTCGAATCGTTGTACAACCAGAATTCGACCGTCCACAGGTTTAGAAATTCCTTTTTGGCCGCGGGGTCAAGCGCGGAGTTTTGATAGGCCGTAAACGTCCCGCTTGCCCCGGCCGTGATCGCCGTGCCCCCGCCGTAAAGCGGGCCGGCGGCGACGGTCGCGCCGGTCGATTCAAAGTTTGGGAGATTGCCGTCCGAACCGTATGATCCGCGGTTCACAAGCTCGGGAACAACCAGCCCCTCATCGAGCGGGAAGTAGTGGCGCGGGTCATCCCCCAACACCGCGGCTTGGTAGGACCCGACGTCAACTAGGTTGAGCACTTTGAACGCATCGACCACGTGAACCTCGCACACCGCATCCCCGAGCCCCAGCGGGGCGGGGCCGGACCATTGTTGGCCCCAGTCCTCAACAAACCCGCGGAACAAATCGTACGTCGAGCCCTCGGTGGCGCGTATGCGAAGGTGCCGCATCGGAACGACGTTGGGGTAATACGGGCCGGCGGTGTTCGAAGGATCGAAGCGCCGGTCGCGGTTGTCGAGCGTCACCGACGCTTCGCCGGCTTGCATCCTCCCGAGTTCGTGGGACCGTCCCCGGCGGGTGGAGAAATTTCGGACGTATGCCGTGACGTCCGTCCACGTCGCGGGCGTTCCCAGGAGCGGGGTAGCGAAATCGACTTCGACCGTGTAGGTGACCGTCACGACAACCCCAGCACCCCAGAGCGCCGTTTGGATTTCAGCAACGCCTTTTGCACCGCTTCGGCTAGGTCGTGCTCCGCGATGACCGAACCGGAAACATAGACGTTGACCGCCCCCCATCCCCCGCCGACCCCGGAGAATCGCTCGCCCTCATGCACGACCGCCAACCCCGTTCGCGCCACGGTGCCGCCGTACATGAGCGACGGTACGTAGGGGATGCCGAGCCCCGACCAATCGAAGTCGATTTGTCCGGGGCCGGGGGGGTTGATATGCACGTGGATTTGTACCGCGTTGAGGGCTTGGATCATCCGGTTGATAACCCCGACGACAAGGTTAACCGCAGCCTTTGCCCCGTCGACCAGCCAACCCCACATCTTCCCGCCGGCGCGCGCGAGCTTGCCGCCGAGCCCCGCGAAAAACCGAATCTCCGCGGCCCAAAACCCGGTGATAAACCGCGCCGCGGCCCCCAGCCAGTTTTTGATCGCGTTGTACACCGCGGCGAACGCCCGGCCCACGACGCCGGCGATGGCGCTTACGGCTTTGACCACAAACCCGATGGCCGCTATCCATAGCTTGAAATACCCGACAACGAGTTTCACGACCGTCCCGATGGTTGCCTTGATAAACCCCCACACGACCCCGACCGTTGCCTTGAGCACCCGCATGATGTCGTCGGCCAAACCGAAGTGCTTCACGAGTAGGACGATGATCCCGACCACCGCGGCAATCGCGACGATGATGAGCCCGATGGGGTTCGCGGTCATGGCGACATTCCACAACCATTGTGCAGCGGTAACCGCCCCCAGCGCGGCGACCGCCACCCAATGCGCGGCGGCCATCGCAAGGGTCGCGGCCGTCTTTGCCGCGGTGATCGCCGCGAACACAATGCCTTCGGAGTTGGCGAGGGACGTGGCGACGTTGTTCGCGATGAGCGCGACCGTGACCGCGGCGACCGCGCCGGCAACGACCACCAGCGCGGCGGGGTACTTCGTGAGGAACCCGAAAAACTTTGTCGCCAACCCGAGCACCCCATTGATCGCCGGGGCCAACACCCCACCGACCGACTCGGCAAGGTTCCCCATCGCAACCGACATCGCCGCGCTCGACGTTTTCCCCGCGGCCGCGGAGCCTTTGAACTCGGAGGAAAGCTCCTTCAAGATGACCTTTTGCGCGCCGACCGTATCGCCCGCGTCGGTCATGGTTTGAATTTGCTTTTTCTGCTGCTCGGTGAACGTGACCCCGACCCGCGACAACGCCGAGATACCCGCGACCGGATCGTTCAGCGCCTTACCCAGCTGGATCGACGCCGACTTCATGTCGACCGCGCCGCCGGATGCCGCAGCCATCCCCGCCGCCATGTCCAGCGCGGCGGTCGATGCCTGATTGAAGATGTCGTTGCCGGCGCCGGTTTCGTTGCGGATGTTTTTGAACGTGAGCAGCATATTTTCGCCGGACTGAATCACTTCGTCGTCAATGGCCGACTTTTCCGACAACGACGTCGCGAGGTCGCCGACCTGATCCGCAGTGACGTTCGCGGCGTTGCCGGTCGACTTGAGGACCGCGTTCGTTTGGGCAACGACCTTTTCCGATTCCTCAAATTGCCCGAACGCATACGCGGCGCCGGCCCCCAGCGCGGCGAGCCCGACCAACGCCGTCTTTGTCCCCGCGGTGAACTTGGTGGTTTTGGCGTCGACCTCAACCGTCAACGTGCTAATTGTTGGCATCGTCCACCAACGCCCTTAGCTCGCCCATGCCCTTGGTCAACTCTTGATCCGCCGTGAGGTCGCGGTACCACGGGGGCATGAAATCGCGCATGGAGTAGCGCGCGCCTTTGTCGGAATATGCTTTCGCGAGTAGCAACGACACTTGAGCGAACCCGGCATCGATTCGCTCATGCACGAGTATCGAACCGAAAACCCGTTCGTATGCTTGCCACTCAATGAGTTCGCCCGCGGTCATCGTTTCCCCCACCACCTCAACCGGCAGCCCCAGGGCGAGCGCTACGCGGAAGAGTTGGCCGCGTCCGGGGCTTGTACGAAACCCGCCATCGCCTCATCAAGTTCGTTGGTCGATAGCCCGTTGAGATGCGCCGCCTCCTGAAACACCCGCATGATAATGGGCCAATCCTCCGCGGCGAGTTCGGCGAAATCGTCATCCGTGAACAGCCGCGCGCCGTCCTCATCCACCAAGGAATGAACCAGCACCTTCACCGGCATATCGGCTTGCTCGGTTCCTTCGGCCAGCTGCATTTGATCCTGCGCCGATAGCACCCGAATGAACACGTCGCCGCCCCACTCGGGGACTTCGAACCGATGGGGCTTGCGGTCGCGGCGCGCCGCAAGGATTTGTTCGCGGGTAAGTCCCAATGCATCCTCCTACGGGGTGTCGGTCACTCCTGGGTTGAGAATCTTGACGGTGCCCTCGCCCTTCATAACCCCATCAAGGTCGCCGCCGCGGGCCCACTTTGTAACCAGCCCGGGAAACGCGATATCGAACGTGGACGCGGCATGGTTCATGCCGAACGTCACGGGGACGCCAGCGTTATAGGCCGACTTCATGGCGAGATGCCCGGCAAGGATGGGGTCGAGCGCGACCTCAACGTCGACCTCGGACCCGTCCTGTTGGCCCACAACGTAATCCTTCCACGCATCGCCATAGGCGGATGCATCGATGAGGTCACGTTGTGATCCTGCCGTGCCGAGCGACGTCACTTGGCCGACCGCGGTGAACTTCGCGACCGTGCCGGCGGTGACGTTCGTGGTGTGATCGAACGACGCCCCGCCGAGCGTTGCGGAAACCGCGAACACGGTGGTCGTGAGCCCCGCCGCGATGACGTAATAACGCTTACCCGTGACCAGCCCCGCGCCACCGGTGAGCGTCCCGAAAAACACCGCATCGCCGGCAACGAACCCGTGCGCGACCGAGGTCGTGAACAGGTCGGTTGACGCCACCGATGTCAAGGTTCCCGCGACGTTCGGGGCCGCGATGTAGAAAACCAAATCTCTTCCGGCGTACTTCGTCACGTCTACTTACCTCCTAGCGCCGCGCGAAACACGGCAATCATGGTCGCTTCGACTTCGTGAGCAGCCGACATCGCCGCGGCCGCGGCGAACGGTTCTACATACAGCGCGTAAGGGGCGTCGGCAACCGCGCTCGATGAGTCGGCATGAATAGATGCGCGGAGCTTCCCGGTATCGACCGGCGCCTTTGCTTGCATCGCCCGCGCCACCGCTTGCGCCCCCGCGTTTTCCGCCGAACCCGACGCGGCGGCGATTTTCAACCCCGCGACCTTGATCGCGAGTTTGGTTTTCTGCATGCTGGTTGCCGTGAATCCCATTGGGGGGATTATCGCCCTTCACTCGGGTGTTTCCTAGCCTTGCTGGGTTTCGATCAGAATAGCCCCCGAGGCAACACCCCCCGCGGTGGGCCCCTCAACAGATTCGGCAAGGACCGTTCCCGCCGGCGCACCGCCCGCGACCGCGCCCGCGACCGTTTCAAGCTCAAGGGTCACCGGCGCCCCGCCCGCAAGTTGGGCCCCGGTCAAGGTCAACACCCCGCCCGCCGGCGCCCCGCCCGTATGAACCCCTTCGAATGTTTCGATCAGAACATCGGCGGAGATAACCGCCAACCCGACGGTTTGGCCGGCGAACGTGATGAGCCCCGCGCCGGTTTGGATCGTGACCGACCCCGCGCCAATGGTGATCGCCCCACCGGTGAACGTGATCGATCCCGCGATGACCGATTGCGCTTGGCGCATCCCGACCGCTTGGCCCGTGAACGTGATCGCACCGGCGGTCGCCCCCACCGATACCTTGAGCCCAATGGTCTGCCCTGCAAAGGTTATCGCGCCCGCGCTCGAGCCGATCCCAACGCGGAACGCGACCGCTTGCCCCGTGAACGTGATCGTTCCCGCGGTCGCCGCGACCGTCACGACCAGCCCCGTCGGTTGGCCCGTGAACGTGATCGCGCCGGCCGTGGAAACATTGACCGACGTGGCCCCGCCGAAGCTCACCGTTTGGCCGGCGAACGTGATCGATCCCGCGATGACCGCTTGGGTTTGGCGGAACGCGACCGCTTGCCCCGTGAACGTGATCGCGCCGGCGGTGACCCCGAGCCCCACCGACAACCCGACCGGTTGACCCGTGAACGTGATCGCCCCGGCGCTCACGCCCTGCGCTTGCCGCAACCCCACCGCCCCGCCGGTGAACGTGACCGCCCCCGCGGTGACCGGGAGCGCGGAAACCACCCCCACCGATTGCCCGGTGAACGTGATCGCGCCCCCGGTGACGTTTTGGGTCTGGCGGAACGCGACCGCTTGACCCGTGAAGGTGAGTTGCCCCGCGGTCGAAACACTCGCGATGGTGGCAACGGTCGTCGTGATCGTTTGCCCGGTGAACGTGATCGCGCCGGCGACCACGTTTTGGGTCTGCCGGAACGCGACCAGCTGCCCGGCGAACGTGATCGCCCCCGCGGTGAGCCCGAGCCCTAGGCGCATCCCCACGGTTTGCCCGGTGAAGGTGATCGCGCCGGCGGTCGATACGTCGACCGTCGTCGCGGTAGACGGCACCTTGACTTCGAACGCGATGACCCCGCAATTTTTGGTTGCGGTAGCGATGACGATGCCCGGGGTGGTGTCCGACCACGTTAGCGAGTAGCCGGTGAAAATCCCGTTCGTCGGTGTGCCGATGCCCGAGTCGCGCGACTGGGTGATCCCCGCCTTGCCGTCAACCGCCGCGTTGTTCGTGCTCGACCCCGCGGAAACATAGACCCCGCTCCCCGATTCGAACGCCCCGAGCGCCGGGACGTTGAGCGCGCCGCCGACGGCGATTGAATCGGCCGCGTTGTGCCCGGGGGTGCCGACCGCCAACGATCCGTTTGTGCCCCCGGTGCGAACCCCGGAAAACTCATCGACGACGATGCAGCATGACGTCTGCGATGCGGGGAAGGTGACCGTTAGCTGCGCCGACGTCGGGGATGCCGACACCCCGCGCCAAACGGAAACCTTTTGAATGGGCGATGCGACGGTGTGCTGCGTCTGTTCGTCAATCTGGGTGAACGTGATCCCGTAGCCGACAACCGAGCTTGGGGTATCGGGGGCCGAAGCTTTGGTGTTGGTGACCGTCACCAAAATGAGCGCGTTGGCGCCGGGGGTGATCGCCCCGCTGCCGTTGTAGGTCGCGACGTTAGACGTCGATGTGGTTATGTCGCGCTGGGTGAGTGCGAGGGCCATTGGCCCCCCGCTACGTCACGGTTGCTTGAAACAGCCCGTTAGCCCCGGTGGTGATGAGGAACGTGTTCCCGGTCGTGATGGTCTGCGCCCCGCAATCGATGTATCCGATGAGCGGTTTCACGGGTGGGCCGGTTGAAACGGTGTCGTCGTGAAAGGCGCAGTGCTGGAACACCAGCGACCCACCCGACGCGGTCCACGTCACCGTGGTGTCGTCCATGTCAAACGTCGTGATGTTGCCGGTTGCGTTGTATGACACGGTTTTTGTACCAATGGCAATCCCGTTCGCGGTGTACCCGTTGGCGGTTGAGAGTTCGTTGGTTGCATCGGCGAACGCTTCATTGGTGTCAATGTTCGGGGTCCATGTGGACGTGTGCAACGTGGCCCGGATCGCATCCGAGAGGAAGTCCATTTGGCCGGCATCGCCGGATGCTTCCCCGCCGAACATATTCGCGGGGAGCTTCCCGAACGGTTGGAATGTCGCCACCTAACTCACGTCCCCTCGGTGGAGTAGTAGCCGAACCGCTCGATGTCGTGGGTCGGATCAGCCGAGCAAATCCCGACGAAATGGTAGGACTGCTCGCCCCGATATTCGTTGCGGAGCGTCATCGGCGCGTGGCAAATTGGGCAACCGCCGTTGGCGGTGTCGTTGTCGATGCGTTCGTGCGAGCGGATGTCGCCCTTCGCGGTTTCGAAATCGTGCTTGGCCCGGTCGAAGTTTGACCGGTCCTCGGGCTTGCCTCTTCGGAGTGTCATCGCGTCCCCCATCATGCCACGGCAACGGTTGCGAACGTGTTCAGGAACAGCTTTTCCTCGGTGGTGAGAAACACCGCCGGCGTCGGCCCGCGAACCTCTTGGGACTCCATGCCGAAGGTTTCCGGGTTGCCTCCCAATGCTCGCGCGGCGACCTCTAGCGCGATGGCCTTAACCCCGAGCATTTCGTCCGACCCCACCGCGTAACCCGAATCGTAGGTGATGAGGATGGGGCCGGTATCCCAAACCGTGAAATCGTCGCGGGTGACGTGGCCCCAACGCGACCACGTGAAATCGGTGAACGCGACCCCGTCGACCGTGACCGACGAAACCGCGGTGACCGGTCGCTGGGTGAGGACGATACGCGCCAACCATAGGTCGCCCGCGTAGGACTCCTGCCGGCCCGTGGTCGCTTCCAAGTCCTGTTGGCAGTAAAGCCGGATGGCGGTCGAAGCATGGCCCAGCATGGCCGTGCCGCGGGCGCCGAGTGGGGAAACCCCCATGAAGGTTTCAAGCTCGGCGACCGCGGCAAAGTCGGCCAACTACTTCCCCTTCGGCTTTGCTTTGGGCTCGGCCTTGGGGGGCGCGGGGTCGCGCGGGTCAAACTCGCCCTTGGGAACGGTGATGACCGGGGGGGTGTCCCATACCCACTCTTCGACGTCCCCGACCGTTTCGTAATGTCCCTGTTCGGTCATCGTCATCACGTCCCAAACGTGACGCCCGTGAGCGCGCCACCGGTGCGAACCACCCCGACCGATACCGACGTGACCTGGTTATAGGTGATGTTCACCCGCCCGCCCGTGGCGCCCGCGGCGCCCGATAGCGGAAGGACGACGTTTTGCGTGGTAAACGGCCCGTAGGCCACCCCCGCAATCGTGATCGTGGTTGGGGTCGCGCCGACCGTTCCGACCAGGAACGTCGGGGAGGACCAACCCCCGGCCCCGTAGCCCGTTTCCGCGGTATCCCCGCCGCCCGCTGCGGCCGCGATGGTATACGCCCCGCCCGCGGCGCCGAGGTTCTGAGTTGCAAGTGCGGCCATGGTTCCCCCTTTGAAGTGGACCGGGGCCCGCCAAGTGGGCCCCGGTCCTAACCCCTTACGTGATGCGGATACCCGAGAGCCCGACGGGCCGCAGCAGGTGCGTTGCGAAGTAGCCGAACACGTTGAGTTCGATGTTCGCGGGTCCTTGCTTTTCCTCGAACCGGAACGTCAACAGCGGGGACTCCCACACCCACAAATCCGCCGAGTTGAGGATGAGGATTTGCGAGTCGCCGGCTGCCACCCCGGTCATCGCCCACGCGGGGACGAAGCTCAACCCGTCCACCATCCACGCTTGCGACCCGGCCGTCCCCACGCCCGCGGAGTTGACCGCGCCGACGCTCGGGAAGATGGGGCGCCCGGTCGAGTCGACCGACGTCGCGAGGATCGTGGTTGCGTTCTGCCCCATCGCGACCGCGTTGGGGGATGCGAACCGGTTGAATGGGTACGCGGCCAGCCGCGCCCGAATCCCGGCGATGAGCGCCGGGGGAGTACCCGAGGAGCCGACGTAAGTCGCCGCCTGCGCCCCCGAGGGGACAAACCCGGTTGTGATCGTTCCGCCGGCGCCGTTGGCACCGTTGAGCAGCGTGTACACCTTTGCTTCGGTCTGCCGCGCGTAGGACTCACGCATTGCGGCGAGTGCGATTTGGTCAATTGCCGGGTTCGCCGCGTCGACAATCTCACGCGACAAAACCAGCCGGCCAGAAATGGCCTGTGGGGTGACCGTCTTGGTGCCGAACGCCAACGAACCGTCGGAGGGGTTCGTACCCTCCACATGGTCGGCGGTCGCGCCCGTGGCCGACGTGAACGTCGGGACCGTGAACGGGGTCGCGTTGCCCAAGTCGCCCTGGGACGCCATCGAAACAAGCGGCCGGCCCTGTTGCAGCTGCGTCACGTACAGGTCCGGGCGGTAGCCCGGGGGCACGACCTGCGCGGCCGTGGTCGTGGTCTGCGGCGCGAAGGAGTGCAGCTGCTCGCTCACCAGCTTGGTCATGTCCTCGGACTGTTGGCGGTACTTCCTCAGGCGCTCGATTGCGTCGTCGTCGTGCTCGCGCGCCGCGTACCACGCGTCGCGAACCAACGAATGCCCGAGCCCGTTGAACCGGTATACGGGTTCCTCGCGGGTGACTTGGAAGCGCGAAGCGCGCACCGCCCCGGGCCCCTGCGTGGCCGGTCCCATTTCCTCAAGCGCCGTTTTCATGCCGGCGGCGATTGACTCACCGACCGATGTGGCAAGCGATGCGGTGAGCGCTTCGTGCGAGGTTGTGATCCGGTCGGCCAGCTTTTCCATGGCCGCTTCGAACGCGACCGTTCCTTCCTCTTCGGTGGTTCCCTTTTGCTCAAGGTCCATCTTCATGCCTTCCTCACGAGCGGCAGCGATGTGCTCGACCCGAGCATCATCGAACGCCGGATAACCCGTCAGCGCCGACGCCCGTAGCGTCGCGCTTTGTACCAACCGCACCGAATCGTCGGTCGGGTCGGGCACCCACCCGTCCCCCGAACCTTCGAAGTCGATTTCGACCGAGAGCCCGTCCAAGATTCCTTCGCCGGCGAGCGATAGCGCTTTGTCGCCATCGATCCCCGGTGCAACCCTGAACGTTCCCTCTAAGCCGCGGGGGCCGTCCTCCAAGCGAACCGCCACCCCGACCGTATCCTTGCGCTCATGCCCTAGGTTCAGCTTCACCCGCGATTCACGCGACCAATGAAGCGACCCCTTTGCGAATTTCCATTCCGCCATGCCCGACCGCGCGATTTCGCCCCACGGAACCATGAGCCCCGAAATCGTCCGTTTTTCGGGCGACACCTTGAACGATTGCGCGACTTCCTCATCCTCAACGAACGTGATCGACTCACCCATCGGTCGGTACCTCCATCGGTGCGGCGGCGGGGAGCATCGCCGGCGGGGTCGCCGCGGCCCGCTGGGCAGCGGTGAGCGGCGGGCGGTCCTCAAGGTCGCGAATCTCCTCGGCGGTGTACGCGCCGACTTCCTTCCCGACCTTGTAGGCGTTCATGCGTCCCAGGGTATCGGCTCGGAGGAAGGAATCAAGATTGACCTTCGCTTCATATCCGCGCGGCAACACGTCGTGCATGGATAGCCGTTGCTCCAACGCCGCCCGATATGGGGCGAACGTAAAGTCAATCATGTCCTGCCGGCGTTGTTCGGAGTTTTGGTAGGTCCGTGACGTGGTCGAAACCCCCAAATCCTCGGGGTCGACCCCGGCGGCGCGGGCGATTTCCAAAACCGCATGCTGCCGTTGCTCCGCAAGCTGGATTTGCTCAGCGTTGAATTGCAGTGCCTTTGCTTCCCACGCGCCCCCGACGTAACCCCACACCCGACGGGACCGGGATTCCTCCCACTTGTCCAACAGCCCCGTGATCAGCGTTTCATCCTCGTTCGGTCGGGTTCCCTCTTTCGGGGTGAAGTACCCGAGCGGCAGCGGTTCGGCCGCGTAGCGGGACGCGGCTTGGTCCAACGACAACGCCGAGCGGATCGCCCGCGCGGCATGGGTCAAAAGCGGGGGGTTTGGTGAGTCAAACCGGATCAGTTCGTTATCGGGGACGGGTACGCCGTCCACATACACTTGGCCGCTCGATGACGGGCCCACCCCGTTCACGGGTGGGGTCCACCCCGATACGTACACCCGTGAAGCTCCGACGTGCATTGCGGAAACGGGGAAATCGTGCCAGCCGAACGCCAACACCCGCCACCAGGAGATGCCCTCAAACAGCAAGTCCTCATACGTGTTGGCATACGTGACCACGTTGGGCACATCGGGGTCGATTTGGTCGAATAGGGTCGTCGGTGAAACGATCCGGTGTTCCTTGTCGCGTACATGAATCGGTAGGGTCGCCAAGGTCCCCGCGATGAGGTTCCGAGCCCGCAAAACGGCCGGCACTTGCAGCGCTTGGGACCGTGAGATGCGCGGCGCGATTGACCCGGCGCCGGTCATCGCTTCGCGCATTTCCGCGGGTATCGTCACTTCGAATTGCGCGGCCGGCTCGGGGGCCGACATCGGGAACACGTCGCGGAACTTCATCCGACCGCCGACGGTAGGACGATGGTCGGGGTGGGGGAAGCGGCCGTCGCGAAATGCACCGCGAACACCGCCGCAACAAGCGCCCGGGCCCGGTCGGTGATTTCGTACCGCTCGCCGGTTTCCGACGTCTTTCGCGTGGCCGATAGCGCATGAGCGCGAAAGGTCGGGTCGCCGTCGTGCATGATCGCCCCCGAGCGCAGCATCCGGTCAAACGTCCCCGACGCGGCGGCGAGCGCGACCGGCGAGTGCGGCGCCTGAACCATCGGGAGCCCCTTGGACGCGAGTAGGTCGGCCGAACGTCCGAACGCCCCGAGGGGGTGGTAGACGTCCTGCACGTGGTAGCGCTCCGACAATTCCACCAACCGTTCCTCGGTCCTCACCAGGATCGAACCCTCACCGGGCTCGATAACCTCCACCCGTACCGCTACACGGTCACCATCCCTCACCGACGCAATTGCGATAGCCGCATTATGCCCCACCGAGGGCACCAAAACTACACGGTCGTCATTCTCGACCGCTCCGATGTCGACCCGCAGGGCGTCCCATTCCTCGGGCTTTATCGGTTGATCGTCCGTCCCCGCCGGCAACCCGCATACGAACCGACGCCAATGGCCTGGGTTCATGGCGGGCGATTCGTACTTCCGCTTGAGTTGGGCGACCGTGATCGCTTTGAGGGGGTTTGCCATCTTCACGTCGCGCATGACGTCGGGGGACCGGTCCTCGGGCACGGCGTACTCATGCAGAACGTAGTCGCGGCTCGCCGCGCGAAGGTGCGCCCCCTTGACCTTCACCGTCGTCGCGTCCAAGCGCATTTTCCGCCGTACCTCTTCAAACTCCCCATCGGGCTCGCCGGCGGTCGAGATGGCGACCAGCTGCCCCCCGCGTTTTTCGATCTTCCCCCGCCATGTCCGATAAAGCCGCAAGGTCCGGTGCCGGTGAAGCTCCTCCAACAGCGCAAGCGTCGGGATGATGCCGTCGCCCGTCCGGTCATCCGCGGCGAACACTTGGATACGCGACCCGACCGCATCGCACCGGATACGGCGGTACCCCTCTTGGCACTTGAATATCCGCTCGATTGACGGCGACCGCTCCACGAACCCCGCCGCGGCGAGATACAACCACTGCGCTTGGTCGCGCGAGCTTGCCGCGACCGGAACCGACGCCCCCCGCTTGAATTGCGCGTGGTACAGGATCAGCGCGCCGGCCAACGTGGTTTTGGCGTTGCCCTCGGGGATGACCAACCACGATTCGGAGTAGCCGGCGAATAGGTCCCTGACGAACGCCGCCTGGAACGGTTCAAGGGTCCACGCCGCCCCCGAATCAAGGACCAAAGTCGACGCCCACCGGCGGAAATGCGCGACGGTGAACGGTTGGGGGGTCATGCGGGCTTTATCTCGCGATTTACGCTGAAAGGATTTTTCT